ATCATTGAGTTGGCCGAGAGGATTGAAAAGACCACAAGCTCCGCCGACCTTGAGCCCATTCTGCCGCCCGATTCCCACGTCCGGCAGTGCGCTGATGCTGCTGTGCAGGCATCCAGTGCCGAGGTGGCACCGTGACTTTCCTTTCGAAGATGGCTCGCTTCCTCGGGCTGGATGTTCAGCGTGATCTGAGCGTTGACCTTGGAATGAATTTGCTGCTGGCGGATGACCTGGAGCGGAATGCTCAGATCATGTTGCAGCAGGCTACCGAGCTCCGCCGTGCCATCCGGCCTTCGATCGTTCTTGAGCTTCGCGAGGATGGCCTCGTCGTCATTTCTGGCTGGATGGGCGGAAGGCACGATTCGACCTACCGCCCGATGCCACTTGATGAAGCGATTGGGGAGATCAGTTCTCTGGCCCAGGAGCTTCAACAACAACCTCACCTTTCGAGTTCCGATGAACATGCTCGCTGAACTCGATATTCACCATCGTCTGGCCTCGCCACTTGACGCGGTAGAAGGTCAGGCCGCTGAAGCCTACGCGGGTGTCTTTGGGCAGCGCGTTAAGCGTGTCTAGGAGGGACTGTAAATCGATGGTCGGGATTCTTTCTTCAGCAGCATCAGTCATGCCAGGCCTCCGTGGCCGTTCTGTGTGGAATCAAAACGATAGCACGGAGTGTCCTGGCGCCACTTTGCGGCCTGGCTGACTTTTCGCAGGGCCACAAAAAACCCCACCTGGTCGGGTGGGGTTCAGTTGGTAGTCGTTCGCAGCGACTGCCTAGGTACTTCTTTGTCTCGAGGGAGACATCAACATGCAACTCAAAAATATCAAAACGTCAAGCCAGGCGCAACAGTCAGTGACCACTGAGGAGGTTGGATTTCTCCTGACCCCCAGCGGGCTCTGTGCGCTCCAGGTCTGCGAGGGGGTTCCCATCGTAGAGGTAATGCAACGTTACGAGGAGTCGCTCAACGCTCTCTGCGCTTTGCTCAGGCGCATGGCCAGGGACGTCGTTCACCCTATGAACGACTCCGAGGCGGAAGCTATCGCGCTGCTCACCGAGGTGGTGGCGGCTATGCACAGTAGCTGCGTGCGCGGCCTTGATGCTACGGGAGGTGCTGCATGAACGCGCTTCTGAGAGCTCGCCCTATTGACCCGGAGAACAGCTTCTTCAAGGTCAACCCCGGACTTTCCAAGCGGGAAGCATTGGACGAGGCCAGCGTCATTCTGGCCGGGCTCAGCGACATCCTCATCTCCCTCGTCGAGGGTAGCCCCATGGATGGCAATGGCTACCACGCGCTGGCGTACCTGAGTGATGCGGCAAAGGCTCTGGTGGATGCCGCCATCCCTCTGCCCGCGGAGGAGGCGGAAATCGCCGCTGCGCTCAATGCAAAGGAGCGCCGCCAATGAACCTCTCGACGCTGCTCAGCAGTCTGAGCTCCCGGGTCCCGGGCGAAGACCTGACCGATAAACAGATTCTCTCCATCAAGTCAGACCTGGGGGCGGCTCGGCAAGCGGCTCAGAACATGGCGCTTGGTGTCGCCGCAGTCGGGAAACTGCTGGCGCTTACCAGTGCTGAAGGCGAGATCGGTCAGGAAACCGCCGAGCGTCTCGGATGGTTCTTGGAGGAGGTTGGCGGTGCCATCTTCCAGTTGGCGGAGTTCGAACAGGTCTGTTCTGAGCGAATCAACCGGCAGAAGGAGGCTCAGCAATGAGGGCCACTATGGGTATCAGCTTCCGGGCGACTGCGCCGGTTGATCTTTCGACGGGAGATCAGAAAACGAACGTCCTGTGCGTGATGGATGACATTGATGCCGACCTCGCACTGGACAGCGCAGTCGGCCTGCTCGACGCGATTCAAGGCGGGCTCCTCGACATCCTCGACGAGCCGAGTGTTAGTCGTCGCGTAGTCCTACTTCTTCATGCGGCCGAGACAGCCACTGCCCTGGTCCGTGCGGCCCTGGAGGGTGGGGAGGTGTCCAATGACTAGCCGCATCGGAGCGAAAGCGCTCGGTGACCAGCTCTACAGCTATATCGGCGCCATCCAGGACTTGGCTACCGCAGTCCGCGAAGACTTGGCTTTCGAAGGTTGCGAGCCGGGCCCACGCCTGACCGGCGACCAGGTGGATGCGATCCATCTGTCGATTATCACTATCGCCAGGTTGGCTGGCGAAGACTTGATCCAACTGCTGACCGAGCTGGAGGTGCCGGCATGACTGATCTGGCCCCCTTCGGCGGCCAGGCCGCCACCATGACCAGCCGCGAGATCGCGGATCTTGTTGGGTCGCGTCACGACAAGGTGAAACAGTCCATCGAGCGTCTTGCTGCCACCCAGTACAACGACGATGGAAGCATTAAGCGGCAGCCAGTAATTGATCTTCCCCCAATGGGGGAATACCTCGACCCCCTGAATCGGCCGGCATCTGAGTACGTGTTTCGTGGCGAAAAGGGAAAGCGCGACAGCTATGTGGTCGTTGCGCAGCTCTGTCCCGAGTTCACCGGCCGGCTGGTGGACCGCTGGCAGGAGCTGGAACAGCAGGCTTCCCGGCCACTGACCGCCGCCGAGCAACTACTGGCCAGCGTGCAACTCACCGTCGATCTGGAGCGGCGGCAGCGGCAGACCGAGCAGCAGGTGGCAGCGCTGACCGAAACCGTCGGCGACATGGACCGATCGCACCCGCTGCTCGACTCGATCCCCAACGGCATGGAGAGCATCACCGCTATCCGGCAGCGGATAGGGAAGCAGTACGGACTTCCGCCCAGGGTGATCGACGCGGTGGTGCGCGACATGCCGCACAGTCCGCGCCCCTTCGCCATGGTGCGCAGCAAGCACGAGGAACTGAACGCGCGCCCCTACGCGGTCTGGGCAAAGGCCGAGATCAGCAGGGTGTTCGAGCGCTTCGCGCGCGGCTGCACCTTCGTGACCCAACACCGAGCCACGCACCCGGATTTCGGCGCCGGCCGGGAGCGCTTCCAGATGCGCGGCACCCCTTCGCAGGAGATCGGCGAATGACCACACAACCGAAACCGGGCCGGATCACCACTGGCCCCAACGGCCGCCCGGTGATCGCCGGGCCCTGGCCGTCCTACCGTCAATTCCGCGAACTACCTGAGCGTGAGCGTTGGGTTCTTTATGGCCACGCCAAGGCATGCCGCGGTGCGCTTGAAGATCAAGGATTCCTCATGGCCGAGGGATACGACGACTTCGTGAAGCGCGTTACCGAGGAGCTCGATATATGAGTGATGCAGTGCCAGCCGCTCCGCTGGTGCCGGTGGAGGTCGACTTGCGCGGCCTTCCGTTCATGCCGCTCGATGTTGTCCGGTTGCTCGACAGTGACTTGTTCGCGCTCACCAGCGGCGACGAGTTCAAAGCAGCGCTTTCCCTGTGGTGCAAAGCCTGGCTGCAGGTCCCGGCCGCTTCGCTTCCGAACGATGATCGGGTGCTCGCTCATCTTTCAGGGGCCGGTGCGCGTTGGCGGAAGGTGAAGGGCATGGCGCTGCGCGGGTGGCAACTGTGTAGCGACGATCGCCTGTATCACCCTGTCATCGCCGAAAAAGCCCTTGCGGCATGGGAGGAGCGTGTTGCCTATCGCGAGCGCAGGGGCAACGAAACTGAGCGTCTTCGCCGGCACCGCGAAGAGCACAAGCGGCTGCGCGATCAGTTGCGTGAACTCGGGTTCACCTACCCCCACAACACGCCGATTGAAACGCTTCGAGCCGCGTTGCAAGACGCAGAATTGAACATTCACCGAGGCGTTTCCAGTAACGCACCTGTACGCGTTTCAGGGCCGTCACCTGAAACGCAACCGCTACGGCTAAGAGAGGGACAGGGACAGGGACAGGGAGAGGGAGAGGGATATTTAAAAGATCAAGAGCAGGCGCCGCAACAGCGTCGCCCTTCCCCTGAGGCCGGGGATGATCAACCGACGGAAAAGCCCAAGCGTGCTTCCCGCTTGCCGGAAGACTGGGCCTTGCCGGATGACTGGCTGGATTGGGCGCTGACTGAGCGCCCGGAGTTCAGCGAGGCGGACATGCGTAAGGTTGGGGAGGGCTTCAGGGACTACTGGTGCTCGGCTGCCGGCAAGGGGGCCACGAAGGTCGATTGGCTGGCGACCTGGCGCAACTGGGTGCGCAAGGAGAGCGCACCATCTGCAACTCCGCGGAAGCCGGCGGTGGGCAGCAAGCGCTACCCGTTCATCCCGCCCAGGGGCTACCAGCTCGAGGATCACGAGTTCTGGCACCCGCAGATGACGGACACGGTGCTGTCCACTCGGACCCACGACTTCAGCACCCTTGAGCGTTTGCCGGACGGGGAGGGCGCATGCTGACCCCGTCGGATATTTCCAAGCGCCTCGCTGATCGCGCTGCCGATGTTGCACGGCACCTGCTGCCTGGCGGCAAGCGGGAGGGCGCCGAGTGGCGTGCTGGCGATGCATCGGGCGAGAAGGGCAAGAGTCTGGGGGTTCACCTCGTCGGCGAGAAGGCTGGCGTGTGGTGCGACTTCGCCACCGGTGAGTCTGGCGACCTGCTGGACCTCTGGCGGCTGGCGCGCAACTGCGACATGGCGACGGCGCTGAGCGAAGCGAGGGGCTACCTCGGCGTGCAGGAGCCCAAGCTCATCCGGCCGGTCGAGAGCCGGAAGTCATACCAGCGACCGGACAAGCCAAGGTGCTCGACGCCGAAGGTGGACTCGGTGGTGATGGCGTACCTGAAGGGCCGTGGACTGACCGAGGAGACCATCAAGGCGTTCAAGATCGCCGAGGACGGGCAGAACATCGTGTTTCCGTACCTGCGCAATGGCTCGCTGATCCACTGGAAGAAACTCGGCGTGGAACGTCCTGGCGGCAAGAAGAAAATCACCACGTCGTCGGATACCGAACCTTGCCTGTTCGGCTGGCAGGCCATCCCGGACGGTATCCGGGAGGTGACGATAACCGAGGGCGAGATCGACGCGATGACCGCCTGGCAGTACGGGCGCCCGGCGCTGTCAGTGCCCTTCGGTGGCGGCAAGGACGGCAAGCAACGCTGGATCGAGTACGAGTTCGACAACCTGCAGCGCTTCGACGTGATCTACCTGTGCCTTGACGACGACGAACCTGGCCACCAGGCGACCGAGGAGATCGTTCGGCGCCTTGGGCGTGATCGGTGTCGCCTGGTGAAACTGGGTTGCAAGGACTTCAACGAAGCCCTGGATGCCCTGTACTACAGCGCCGACGACATTGCGGAGTGCTACGCCAAGGCGAAGAACTTCGACCCGGAGCGCCTGAAGTCGGTGAGCTCCTACTCGGAGGAGGTCAAGGCTGAGTTCTACGACCAGAACCCGGAAACTATCGGCATGGAGCTGCCCTGGAGCGCCTACGCCAACAAGATCCGCTTCCGGCCCTCGGAGGTCACGATCTGGACCGGCTGGAGCGGACACGGGAAGTCGCAGTTGCTGAACTACCTGGCCTTCCACGGCATGAACCGCAAGGGCAGCCAAGACCGGTTCTGCATCGCCTCGATGGAGATGCCGGCGCGGCGAACGCTTCAGCGGATGGTCCGGCAGGCCTCCGGGATGTCTTGTCCTTCGAGGGGCTACATCGACGCGATTCTCGACTGGCTCGACGGCAAGCTATGGATCTACGACCAGTTGGGCACCGCGAATACGGGCGAAATGCTCGAGGACTTTCGGTATGCCGCGCGCCGGTACGGGGTGAACCACTTCATCGTCGACAGCCTGGCGAAGCTCGGCATGGCCGAGGATGACTACAACGGCCAGAAGCAGGCCATGGAGGCGTTGGTGGGGTTCGCTCACGAGATGAACGTCCACGTCCATCTGGTCGCCCACCCGCGGAAGGCTGACGACGAGGGTAAGCCCCCGGGCAAGCTCGACGTTCGCGGTGGCGCCATCCTCACCGACCTAGCCGACAACGTGTGCACGGTCTGGCGGAACAAGCGCAAAGAGATGGCCAAGGGAGACGACTACAAGGACCAGAGCGATGTGCGCCTGATCATCAGCAAGCAGCGCCTCACCGGAGATGAAGGCATCTTGGACCTGTGGTTCGACAAGGCATCCAACCAGTATTTCAGTGCGAGCACTCACAAGGCCCGGAACTGGGTCCACTACGATGGCGCGCGGGAGCAAGCAGCATGAGCAACGTACAACCGATGGCACCCGCAAGGTCATGACCAGGCTGGAGCGGGAGTTTCTCAAGGTGGCCGGCCAGGAGCTGGCGCAGGTCAAGGTGGGCGGTGCTGCTGCCTTGGCTGCGCTGTTGGTCATGATCGCCAACTGGCACGGCGACCGCGGCACCCTGGGTTTTCACGACTATGGCCGGCTCTGGCTGCAGGACGGCAATGCGAAAGGCGCGGCGGTGGAAACGCTGCTGCGCGATCTGTTTGGCCTGAACGGTCCGGGGGCGGCATGAGCAGAACTCGAACCTACGTGGACAAGCTGCTGGGCGATACCGAGTACCTCCTCGAGCAGTGGGGGTGGTGGCGAATGGATGGGATGGGGGTTCCCGGATATGTGTCGCCGGCTGCCGCTATCATGAGCCAAGCCATGCCAATGTCGAGCCCAATGGCCTACCACGTCACTGACGATATGGCCTTGGCCGTCGACCGGGTCATTGCTCGACTCATCGACAGGGCGCCGCAGGCCGGCGACTTCGTGTGGCTCTACTACGGCGCGAAGTGGCCGGCCCTGCGCATCGCGCGTGAACATCAGATCGGCGAGGCCAAGGTCAGGGAGACGTTGAAGCTGGCGGTGGGCTGGATCGATAGCGCCCTGGAGCGGTTCCGCGAGAGCGCTTGAAGAAATAGTTTTATGCGCGGAATGAAGGGTGTTTTCATACCAGCGTGAATTGCTGTGAACGCAGCGTGACGCACTCGAAACCCGGCCCTGGCGCCGGGTTTTTTATTGC